TTGTTAAAGATGTTACTCAGTGCATTCATTTTATCTGATTCGGATAGACCACCAAGTTTTTCATTTAGGTCTTCAAAGATTTCATTCATTTCACGAATATTACCTGATGAGTCTGTCACACTAATCCCTAAAGAATCTAGCTCTTTTGCTGCAGCAGAAGTCGGAGAAGTAAGTGACATAATAACATTTCTAAGTTTTGTTCCACCTTCTGAGCCCTTGATACCACGGTTTGCAAGAACACCAAGCATGACATTTAATGTATCAAGTTCTTGTCCTGCATTTTTCATGGTGGCCCCAGCCACTAAGATACCTTCCCCAAGTTGCTGAACATCGGTATTAGACTTTTGAGAAGTCCTAGCCATCATGTCCATATAGGAATCCATATCTGAAATCTCAAGTCCTAAGGCTGCCATAGAGTCAGTAACAAGATCTGATGCTTTGGCTAAATCCATGCCACCTGCAGCTGCTAGGGTTAAAACTCCTGGAAGTGCATCAATGGCCTGTTCAGCATCATAACCAGCGAGGGCTAGGTAGTTTAAGGTATCAGCCGATTCGGAAGCAGAAAATCTTGTACTAGCACCAGCCTCTTTAGCTGCCTCTGAAAGTTTTTTAAATGCCTCTTCGCCTTCCACGCCAGTAAGTCCCATAGTTGCTTGCACTTGTTTCATGGAATCTTCATAGTCAGCGTAAACATTCAAAGAGTCCTTTATCCATTTGCCTGTAGCTACAGCACCTGCACCTATTGCAGCCATAGCTGCTGCAGCCGCTTTTAGTCCTGCAACTAGGGTTTTACCAGCAATCTCTCCAGCCTGTTTTAAGCCACCTACAAGTTTATCAAGCTTTTCTCTATTGAGCCTTTTTACTTCTTCTTGAGATTCTTTTAATTCACGTTCCATATTATTTAGTTCGGCATTGGCATTGTTAAGCTGTGTCTGCCAAGAGAGAGTTCTTCTATCATTTTCACCAAAGGAGGCGGCAGCATTAGCTAATGCTTTTTCTAAAGTAGAGACTTTTTCTTTTTGTGCATCTATTTTTTTATTAAGCTGGTTGTTTCTAGCTGTAATGGCTTGAATGGATTTGTCGTTTTTATCAAACTCAGAGGACACAAGCTTCATTTCAGAACCAAGTACTCTAAGGTTTTGATTGATTTCTCGAAGGGCATTTTTAAATTCCTTCTCGCCCTCAATACCAATTTTCAAACCAAAGTTATCAGCCAAGTCACCACCTCCTTAAAATGGGCATGAAAAAGGAGCAATCAAGAGATTGCTCCTAAATTTATATTTATTTAATGTTGCGTTGTACTGATTAGATATAGTTATAATTTTAAAAAACTTACTATTGACATATATCAGATTAGCTTTTACCAGGTTAACTCTGCAAGTAATATAGCATGATCTGGACTTCCTGATTCATCACCTTTGTATTTATCTGCATCCTTACAACCTGTATACTTTTTATTTTCTAAAAAGCTCCATAAATAGTCTAGATTATTTATTGTCACACCTTTAGTAACAGTAAAATCAATAGGTCCTTTATTATTATCATTAAAGACAAAACTCCACTTTGTTAGCGATTTCCAATCAGGATAATTCATTCTAAACTTAGGTCCCTCCACTTTATAATCTTGTGGCAGCGACCAGTTTTTATCTGCCCACGTATGCCATACATTAAAATCACCCAGTACAATAACATTTTCTGCATCAAGACTTCCTAAATATGCACTTAATTGATTAAGCTGGTTTATTTTATCATCAATTCTAATACGAACTCCTATAATGGTCAACGGTTTACCTTGATGTTCAACATTAACCTGAAGGAAATTGGCAGTTAGTTGCTGAAAAGGTAATTCCTTAATTGCAATTATCTTTATTTCTTTTTTTACTGCAATAAGAATTTCATTACCTTCAGGATTAGTGCTCGTAAAAACATTATACTCGTTTAATTTGTATGCAAATTCATTTAACCAATTAAGGGTTTTGCTAAATTCAGTAATTATGGCAACCTCTGGTTTTAATTTATTTATCTCATCACTAACCCAAACGGGAATAGAACCTTTTGCATTCCAATTTGATCTTTGATTAATATTCCATTCAATAATTTTCATAATTACCTCCATAAATCCCCATTTATCAGTCTATCTTATAATAAACTATTATAGCATAATATTCATACTTTTTAAATTCCCACAGGGATAATATCATCAATAAAGACTTCTCTTTTAGGCTTCGCCATACCAATAAATTGTTTATGGATTTCCCATTGATNTAAGAGTTCTCCTATAGGCATAAGCCAAACTTCAACTTCTTCTCTGTGAAGCTGGCTTACCCCATAATAAATAAGTCGAGCAAACAATTCTTGATCGCTTACTCGACTTGCTCGTTTTTTGAGTTTTCGTCCTCTGACTCTATATTTCTTTTTGTTCCTTTGAACATAGCCTCCATAATTGCATCTTTATATGTTGCCAGTTCATGAGGGGAGGTTAGAAGCTCTACATCATCTTCGGTTAATAGTTCTTCCTTTTCTCCATTAAGTCTATTATTAATTAAAATGCTTTGATTAGCCAAAAGTGCAATAAGCCAGACAATTTCTTCTAGGGCCATCTCAAAGTTTTCTGCCTTCATTAACTTTTCACCAAGATTTTCAAGACCGCCATAACGCTTTGCTATTTCCTTTGTCGCTTTTGTAGTTAAAATAAGGCGATATTCTTTGCCACCTATAGTTATCAGACTGCTACGTTCCTTGTCCATAATATTCCTCCTTATTCCTCTGTTCCATTAGCAGTGAAGAGAGGTTCATAAACCTCGTTATACCATCCAGTTATTATTTCAGAGGACACACCCTCATCACCCTCACTAACTTCAGCCTTCCATGGATGCTTTCCTTGACCGTCAAGTTTATTTCTACGAATGACAGTTCCTTCAATGGTAGGTGTTGAGAAAGTAATACTATCCCCTTTAGTAGCAAGGTTCGTAGCTGGGATGCCAAACTTCACACGGTATAGCCAAAAGTAACGATATTTTCCGCTTGCTTTTTTAGCCCTAAAACCTATTGCTACAGGATCACCTCCATCTTCACTTGTTGAGATTAATACTTTGTTATCATCAATTGTTGCCCCTGTTAAATCACTGGCAGCTTCTACACCAATATCATCGATTCCAAGAGAGAGTGTACCATTTTGAAATTCCTTAATGATTTCTGCAGCACCGTCATCTGCATAAAGGGTTGCTTCTGCAAGTTCAACTGAAAGCTCCGCACTAATTGCTTTTGCTAAAGGAATAGGGGTATCATAGGTTTCATTACCGTTTGTATCTTCTGTTATTTTTGCATAATAAAGTCTATCAAGACCGATTGTTGCCATATGTTAATCCTCCTTATCCAACTTAAATTTATAAGATTTTGCTACATCTAGAGCATAGTGGTGATATCCAGTATCGTCCTCATGCCCTAAATATCTCATATCAGTTATTGTAAAACCCGCACCTAAAAGGGTNCGGGTTAGTGTGTTTTTAATCTTTATATAATTTCCTTTAGAAAATAAGGAAAGTCTTAATTCTTGNACTTCATACTCTGGAAGATTATCTGCATAAACCTCAAATAAATCTACAAGAGGAGTTGCAACAAGATAGATATCGGGAGGGTTATCTGAAAATACTCCTGTTTCTATGGGAATGTCACATATGTTTGAGAGAGTATTTATTTCACTTAGAATACTCATATGTTTTTTACCTCCCGATCAAATCTTTCCCTCATAGCATCAATACAAGGTTTTCTCGAAGTTCTTCTAGCAGGCTTCAAAAATGGCTTTGCTGGTTGATTAGATTTTCCATACTCAAGGATATTTGCAATTTTAGCATTACTGTCGCCATCTTTTCTTGGCTCTTTAAAACCTACCTTTACATTATGGTTTCCATTTCTATCTAATAGAGCAGGGGAGAGACCAAGGGAGGATACAAGTTCTCCAGTAGAACGACTCTTTACCTTTGTTCCTCTTCCAATGGAGGATTTAAGATTCGATTTTACCTGTTCGAGGACAACTTCACCACCAGACTCAAGAACTTTAGGGATAATTTCATCCGTTTTATCACCAAGTTTTGAAATCTTCAATAGAAAATCTTCAGGCATTCTCATAGACACTTTAGCCATCTGATACCACCACCTTTTTTGCTAGAACTTCAACATACATTCCACGGTTTTTTATGTCCTCTACACTTATAATTTCATAACGGTCACCACTACAGCCAATTATCATCTTTGATGTAATATCCACATCTGGGATTTTACGAAACCTAAAAAGGGCACTAGCTTCTGAAAACAAGGCTCTGTTTGCCCATTTTTCACTAGCATGCCTTTCTTCTTTATAAGCTCTTATGGTGGCTAGGATATTATCATTAACCTTACTAAATCCTTCATCATCTTTAATTCTTTCAACAAGAATAATATCTATAAAAGTATTGATTTTTCCAAGTCCCATAACCTACACCTTCCAATCCTTATCAAGGCGTAAAAGATTATTAATCGTTTCTCTTGCTTGCTGACCTGCAATAGCGGTATCAGCAAAGAAGCCACCTGTACTACCATCACGGCTTTCATAAAAGTGAGAGGACAGCATAATAACAGCTTGCTCAGTGACTGGAGACATTACATTTTCATTGTAGTATCCTTCTTTTAAATGTTGATAGCTCTCAGCATAGGATATAGCGGCGTCAATATACATTTCCAAAAGCTCATCATCTTTATCGTGTTCAAGTATTAGATTTGCTTTAACTTTTTCAATTAGTGTCATTAGCCGCCACCATCCTTTCTTTATGGAGTATCATCTACCATTAGCCCTGCAGTTTTTAACTTAGAAAGCAGAGCATTAAAATCTGTGACCAAATCTTCTATTGTAGTAGCAGTGCTTTCAGATTGGTTTTCAATAAGAGAGAGGCCAACTACTGTGGCCTCATCCTTAATTTCCAATGTACCGCCTATAACGGTTTTCTCTCCGCCTTGTTCCGTATAATTTTTAGTATTATAAGTCATCTATTTACACCCCTNATTAAGCTTTTTGTTGTAGGACTTTAATTGCTTCTGGAAGGATAAGTTTTCCGTCCACTCTTTGGCTACNTAAGAAACCTACTTGACCNCTAGTTGCAAAAAGCTCATTTAGTCTTTTGAAAGAGCGACCTTGTCTGTCAGCAATCCAGTAGTATCCNAAATCACCAAAGGCGATGGTCTTAGCACCAGCCTCAAGAATAGGAGCATAAGCAGATGTATATACTGGACGATTAAGCAAAGTATCTGGTGTTCCTGCTGTAAGTGATGGCTGCCATAAATATTGACCTTGACCGTCCTTTAATTTACGAATNGCCTTTATAGTTGCATCATTCATGATAAAAGACGCATTTTTTCTNTANGGAGCTTTAAGAGAATATACTAAATCAATAATCTCATCTGCTGTAATTGCAGTAGCAGAGCCAGCTGTTATTCCAAGTTCAGCACCACCTGTAGCATTAAAGATCCCTGTAGGTTTTCCAATCCCATCGCCAACTAGGAAAGCTTCTTCTTCCTTAGCACCGATTCTTCTTGCAAACTCAGTAGAGATATAGCTTTCAATGTTAAATATACTGTCATTCAAAAGTTCATCAGATACTTTAATCATAGTACCTAGCTTATAAGCTCCGATGGAAGTTTGCCCAAATACAGAATCACTTTCTTCATATTCTTCGCCTTCATCAAGCCAAGATGCAGTTCCTTTAGTCACTACAACAGGGATCTTTTTGTCGCCGCTTGAGGTTTGGATGACTTTAGCAAGTTTACGGAAGATATTCTCTTCTTCAAGGGTTTGAATTAAAGTTCTTTCAAATTCATCGGGAACAAGGTAACCTCCTTCTGTATCATCGCCTATGGATAGAGAATTAAATACTTCTGACTTTGGATTCTTCGTTCTCATAACATTCCAGAAGGCTTTCTTATACTCATCAGATGCACGACCTTCTTTTATTTCCCCCATACCGTTGTTAGGTTTATTAGAGAGGGGAGTGGAAGTAGGCTTTGATAGTTCTAAATCGAGAACGGCTTGTTTTTCTAACCTGTCTATCTCTTTACCTAAATCAACTACATCTTGTTCCATTCTTTCATAGGTAGCAGTATCTTCAGCTGAAACAAGCCCTTTGTCATCTCTTCTTGCATCTAAAAAAGCTTTGGCACTTTCCCAAAGCTTCGCTCTTTTTTCTCTTAATTCTAATATTTTATTCATTGAATATACCTCCATTTATTTAATTAGATTTAATCTTGTACTTAGTTCTTTATAGGAAGTGCCAGCAGGTGGCTTTTCCTTTTTGGGTAGTTTACTTAATATAGAATTGACAGCTACCATATTACTGAAAGCTAATCCTTCNAGGTTTTTATCTTCATCACCCTGTGCAAACATTATTTTATCTGCAAACCCTAAGTCCACAGCCTTTCTAGCATTNAACCANGTTTCCTCATCCATAAGATGAGAGAGNTCATTCCTTGGTATGCTAGTTTTTAACTCATAAGCATTAATGATGCTTTCTTTAACTTCTGATAGCATTGCTTTGGCTTTTTCCATTTCACTTGCATCGCCAAAGGCAATAGTCAACGGATTATGGATCATCATTAGACCTGTAGGTGAAATTTGTACTTCAGTACCAGCCATAGCAATAACGGATGCCGCACTAGCTGCAATTCCATCAATCTTAACTGTGACGTTGCCTTTATAATCCATTAACATATTGTAGATTTGACTAGCAGCAATGCAGTCGCCACCAGGGGAATTAATCCAAACAACAATATCTCCAG